AAGGTCTTGTATTAGTATGAAAAAGACCAAAGCACAAGCCAAAATTAGTAAAGTCATGCGTGAGTACAAGGCAGGTGATCTGCACTCAGGCAAGGGTGGTAAGGTTGTTAAGTCTCAGAAACAAGCGATTGCTATTGCATTATCAGAGGCTGGTAAGGCGAAGAAGAAATGAAACAAGGACTCTATGCAAATATTTTGGCAAAGAAGAAAAGAATCGCTGAAGGCTCTGGTGAACGGATGCGTAAAGTTGGTAGCAAAGGTGCGCCAACTGCCAAAGCGTTTATTGAGTCTGCTAAAACTGCAAAGAAACCAAAAAAGGTGAAGTGATGAAGATTAAAGAGTGTCTGGATAAAGAAACTGTTGAAAAACTAGTTCTTTCACATGGCACTTGGAAACATCTTTTTTATCGCTGTTATGCAAAAAACTCACCTGATTACAAAAATTATGGGAATCGTGGAATAGATGTTTGTCACCAATGGCATGGTGAATCTGGTTTCTATGAGTTTATAAATGATGTTGGGTTAAGACCATCTAAAGAATATTCATTAGACAGAATTGATGTCAACAAAGGTTATTACCCAGAAAATGTTAAATGGGCTACTAACATAGAACAGGCAAACAATAGGCGCAATACAAAAAGATACCTATTAAATGGAGAAAACTTAACAATTTCTGAAATTTCAAGAAAGTTAAATATCCCATATAAAAGACTTTGGAAGGCAAATAAACTTTACGGAAGTCCTTTTGAGCATGAAAAACTTGATCCTAATAAGGATAAGTATTTTTATGATGGCTCATATAGATCAATGAGTGAAATTGCAAAAATGGTTAACCTTAAGCCAGGCACTTTGATGCGAAGACTAAGGACAGGTGTTAATTTTGATTTTGCTATTGTGGCTCCGTTGCAATCTGGGATAAACTTAAAGGATAGATCAAAATGGTCTTAAAAAAATACCAGAATCCAAAAGGCGGACTTAATGAGGCTGGTCGGCAGTTTTATAAAAGAACTGAAGGACTAAACCTAAAATCTCCGTTAAAATCAGGCGACTCTTCAAGGAGAGCAAGTTTCTTGGCTCGCATGGGCAATATGGCTGGTGCGGAGTACAAGGATGGTGAACCAACTAGACTGCTTCTTTCGCTAAAGGCTTGGGGTGCTTCTTCCAAGGCTGACGCAAAGGCAAAAGCCAAGTCAATTTCCGCAAGGAATAAGGCAAAGGCAAAATGAGAGCAATATCAGTTGGAGTTAGTCCCACAGCGGCAGTAGACACAACAGTCTATACCTGTCCTACGGGCTATTACGCCAAATTCACTGTAATGTATATACACAATACAGGCGGGTCTACCAAACATATAACTGTTCAATGGTATGACGCAAGCCTTGCTACGACTATTGATATATTGACTCAATACAACTTTACATCAAAGAACTATTTGCAGTTTGATGGCAATGCTTACATTGTCTTAGAAGAAGGCGATCAACTCAAAATAACTACTGAGTCTGGAAGCACATTCAGTTTTATAGCAACATTTGAACAAGTGGGGTTGACTAGAGCATGACCTATTTAGAACTGATTAACGATGTATTGGTTCGATTGCGTGAACCAACTGTATCTACCAACCTAGAGACTATCTATTCAACCCTGATTGGCAAGTTTGTCAATGATGCAAAGCGTCAGGTTGAAGATGCTTATGCTTGGAATGTCCTTGGCACGACAATTACCTTGTCTACCACTTCAGGGACATATTCCTATTCTCTAACTGGTGCTGGTCAGAAGTTCCAAGTTCAAGATGTTCTAAACGTCACAAGCAATATCGGTATGAAGAATATCGACTTTGCCACTATGAACCGCTATCAGAACTTCTCCACCCCTGTAAACGGCATCCCTGCGTACTACGCATTTGATGGCGTAGATGGTAGTTACGACACCAAAGTAACGCTTTATCCTCGTCCTGATGGCGTGTATAGCATCCCATTTGCTTTAGTTATCCCACAAGCCACTTTGTCTGCTGATGCAACTGTGGTGAAAGTGCCTGATACTTTGGTGGCTCAAAACGCCTATGCTCGTGCTTTGGTTGAGCGTGGTGAGGATGGTGGATTGTCTTCCTCTGAGGCGTATGCGTTGTATAGATCAATGTTGTCAGACTATATCGCTCTTGAGGGTACTCGTTATCCTGAGACGGGGGAGTTTGTGTCGGTATGAGCCAAGCAATACAAACCTCTAGCATCTCAGCCCCAGGCTTCTACGGGTTAAACACCCAAGACTCGCCTTTGGACTTGAATCAAGGGTTTGCTCTTGTCGCCACCAATTGTGTGATTGACCAATACGGACGCATTGGCTCACGCAAAGGTTGGTCAAGGGTTAACTCCTCATCTGGTGCTTTGGGTGCAAATGATGTTGGCGTAATACATGAGTTAGTTCAGGCTGATGGCACTTTGACTGTGCTGTTTTCTGGAAATAACAAGTTGTTTAAGTTGGATGGCTCGAACGCTGTTTCAGAATTGACCTATGGGGGAGGGGGTACAGCCCCTACCATCACAGCAAACAATTGGCATTGCACATCCTTAAATGCAATAACCTACTTCTTCCAAGCAGGGCATGATCCTTTAATCTTTGACCCTACTGTAAGTGCAACCACTTATAGACGTATTTCTGAGAAGTCAGGATATGTTGCTACTGTTCCTAATGGAAACATCGCTATATCTGCTTATGGTCGCTTGTGGGTGGCAGGTGTGCCAACACAAAACAATACTGTTTATTTCTCTGACTTGTTGGCTGGTCATGTTTGGTCTACGGGAACTGCTGGTTCTTTGAATGTAGACAGGGTATGGCCTAACGGGGCAGATGAGATCACAGGATTAGCGGCTCACAACGGCTTTCTAATCATCTTTGGCAAGCGTCAAATATTGGTATATGCCAATGCAACTACGCCATCTACCATGACTTTGAGTGACACAGTTGGTGGTATTGGTTGTATAGCAAGGGATACGATTGCATCTACTGGTAAGGACATTCTGTTCTTGTCTAACTCTGGCATACGCTCGTTTGCTAGAACGATTATTGAGAAGTCAGCCCCATTGGGAGACTTGTCCAAGAATGTACGCAACGACTTGTTGTCTACCATTGCTGGTGAGACTCTAACCAATCTAAAGGCTGTTTACTCAGAAAAAGATGCTTTCTATCTGATAACTTTCCCATTGGTTAAGCAAGTGTTCTGCTTTGACACAAGGGTGCAGTTACAAGATAACTCATTCAGAGTAACGACTTGGGACTCTATTGAGCCAACTGCTTTGCTCTCCCGTAGGAATGGTGATTTGCTGATTGGCAAGAATGGATATATTGGTAAGTATGGAACGTATTTAGACCATACAAGTAGTTATCGTTTCTTGTACTACACGAACCATGCTGATTTAGGTGATCAGTCGGTTACCTCTATCCTGAAAAAACTAACTATTGTTGCTATTGGTGGCTCAAATCAGTTTGTAACAATGAAGTGGGGATTTGACTTCTCCACTAACTACTTAGCCGCAACAACATATATCCCGACACAAGGAACGTCAGAGTATGGGGTTGCTGAATACAACAATCCAAACAATCAGGTTGTGACGATAACCAATGCAAGCCCTGCGGTTATCACATCTGTTGATGGCTCTGAGTTTGTATTGAACAACCCAATAACTTTGACAACTACTGGGACTTTGCCATCGGGTTTAAGTACAGGAACAACCTATTACTGCGTTAACGTCTCTACAACTACTTGTAATCTGTCTTTAACATCTGGTGGTTCAGCGATCAACACGACAACAGCGGGAAGTGGCACACATACAGCAGTACACGCTCAACCTGCTGTGACTAACGAGTATTCAGATGGTGTTTCATTGCAAAACCTAAAAGTCAATGCAAGTGGTTCTGGCAAGGTTGTCCAAACTGGCTATGAGACTAATATTTCAGGCAATGAACTATCTATTCAGAAGATTGAAATTCAATCTAAACGTGGCAGAGTAAGTTAAGGAGAAGAAATGACAAACTATGTGAAATCAACAAATTTTGCTACCAAAGACAATCTTGCGTCTGGTGATCCATTAAAGATTGTTAAGGGTACTGAGATAAATACTGAGTACGACAACATTGCTATTGCTGTTGCAACTAAGGCAGATACTGCATCTCCTACCTTTACTGGAACGACAACCATAGCAACACTTGCATTAACAAATGATTTAACTGTTGCAGACGGAGGAACTGGCGCATCTACTGCGGCAAATGCTCGTGCCAATTTGAGTGCGGCATCTTCTGGTGCTAACTCTGATATTACCTCTATTTCTGGTTTGACTACTGCTTTGACTGTTCCACAGGGAGGCACAGGGCTGGCTACTCTAACTGCAAACAATGTGGTTTTGGGTAATGGAGCAAGTACTGTGCAGTTTGTTGCGCCTGGGACGGCTGGAAATGTATTAGTTTCCAATGGAACAACATGGACATCTGGTGGTGCAGGTGTTACTTCACTAAACGGACAAACTGGCGCAGTCGTTTTAACTAATGCTGGTGATATTGGTTCTATTGGAGTTTTTCAAAATTCTGGTAACTCAGATGTGGCGTATGGGGCAACTATTGCTGGAAGCACTTTGAGACATAGTGATACTATCAATTCTGGTGGGCCAGTAACTGCAACAAATACACCTTTTTATGGTGTCTATTTAACTGCTAATAATGCAAGTTATGGCGGTGGCGGCACATCGTTAAGTGGCACATGGAGAAAAGTAAGTACTGGTTCTATTTTCTATAGTCAAGTTCTCTGCGGTGATACATATCGGTATTGGTTGCGTGGCCTTTATATTCGTGTTTCTTAAAAGGAAAATATATGTTTACTATTCAAGCAGTTACTGATTTGCAATGGTGTGATGCAGAACATACATTTTTTTCATGTAATGTTAAGTATGCTGAGTTTAATGAGCCACATCCAACTGGCGTAAGTGGCGCTGATGTGTATGCTCACATCAAAGAATTATGGGCAAAGGGTAATGCTGGTATATATGGCGTGATTACTGAGTATGTACCGCCACCAATAGCACCAGTAGCAACAGACCAACAACCAACTACGACAGGATCACAAGACCTATGACC